AATGCCACCGCACTCATGCGCTTGGCGTATTGCTCATTGACGAGCCTGTGCAGGCGGTCTCTTTCCACCTGCAGCAGCTCTGCGGCCGTGGGCGCGGCCTTGCATTGTGCCCAGTCGATATTTGTCATCGAGGCAGCTCCACGGGGCCGTCTTGCGTGACGGTGATAGGGTCAGGAAAACAGGCAGCTTCGCTGGCAGCCGAGGTTATGGGCAGTAGCAAGGACACCTGCAAAACGCCGTCAATGCGCTGCACGTCACCCGCTATCCAATGACAGTCGATAGATGCGCGCGGCAGCGTTGCCCCCTCAGTGAGTGGCGTGAAATCAAACGGCTGGCCATTGATGGCCAGCACATCGCCAGCAATCGCAACCAGCAGCATGTCATCCCGCCGCTGCGGGGAAAGAGTTAATAGCAGCATTAGTACCACTTCCCATTTGCCAAGCATCCAATCTGCACTGTCGTTCCTGACAGGGGGCTAATTGAAAACATGGCTACGGCGTTTGTCGTTGCAGCGTCAGAGATTGCCCACCCGCCAGAGGAGTTGGAAAAGGGCACAAGCTTCGGAGCTGCAGAAAAAACAGCAGGAAAAATAAAATTTGCGGGATTGGAGCCAAAAACTGAGCCAAATGCATTTGAGGCCACCGTATTTTGATTGGCGCAGTGACACTCGAGAACTCCATTGGCATGCCGCACAAATGTCCCATTTGCGTTGCTCCCAAACTCAGCCTCTCGCTGTACAACAAATCGAGTGCCGTCATACACGCAAACCGTATCCACATCGGTGCGGATGTAGCCAGCCGGAAGCGCTGCGCCGGTTACCGTCACTGCAGATTTCACCCCCAGACCACCGACATTGATTGTCGCGGCCCCGGTATTGGTTACAGCTGCGCGAAACCGGAACTGATCCCCTGTGGCATAGGCCTCCCGGGCAAATGCCGGCGTCAGCGTGATCGTGTTTGCCGTACCACCATATGTCGACCAGGCCCAGTTGAGGGGGCCGGAATGATTGGACCGATTTAGCAAAAACGCATCGCTGCTGTTTGCGCTGGCATTCGTGGCCACGGTTCCCAACTTTGTGGACTCCGCAGCTGTCATCAGGCCCGCCGTGCTACTTGTGGCAGCAGGCAGTGTGACACTCCCCCCGGTACTGCTTGTGATCTCACGGGCGTTTGCCGTTGCAGCACCTAAAGCCAAGTTCGTCGCAACATTAACCTGCGCACCTGAAGCAATACCCTCAAGCTTCTGACGCTCGGTATCCGTCATCAGACTCTTACCCGCTTCAGCCGTGACCTTGCCTTCCAACGCCTGCGCCGTCGCTTGAGCGTCAGCTTTCTGCGCAATGGCCTGCGTCGTTGCTTGAGCGTCAGCTTTCTGCGCAATGGCCTGCGTCGTTGCTTGAGCATCTGCCTTGCTCTGGTCCAAATACTCAAAATTCGCCTGCGACTTGCGCATGGCTTCGCGCAGGCTGTCGCCCGTGCCGTCATTGGCGGCAGCACCGTAATTAATGGGTTGTAGTGGCATATTCATTTCTCATAATTAATATCCCGTCACATCAACAATCAGAAAGCTGTAACCCGACTGACTCCAAGTACCGCCGCCACCATTGGGAATACCTTCTTCTGTCTGATGCATCTGCACCTTCCGAATATTCAGATTCTGATTTACCCACCTGCTTGTCATGAATTCCCAATCGGCATACCAGCGCCACGCATCAACGTGCTCCAGATAAACGTTGTCTGTCACGACAACATACTGAACGCGCATAGCAATTGCTGCATATCGCCTACCAGGCGGATAACTCTTGGATGCTTCAGATGCACCAGAAACGACATCAACCACACGGAGATAATTCAAATCACTATCAAAGGTGATTACTCCTGTGCTCCGATTTCGCAGCACAAGCACTCCTGTCCCGTGGGAAGTTTTATTGGCAGGATAGAAGGCATACCAGTAAAGCGTTCCATTATCACCGTTAGGAATTACTGGCTCCCAAAGCACCGTGACCACAAGACTGTTTCCGCTGATAACGCTACGCAAAATATGCATACCCATGTCGCCGGATTCGCAACGTATAGCGATAGCGGGAGGCACGCCGCCAATCATCGGTACCGAGAAAGTGAAATAAGGCACGTAGGTCTCGCCCAACGCCGGAGTCCTGATGAATTGACTGCCCTTCGCGTGCAGCGTCAGATTCTCATAAGAGTCATCAACCAACACAGTCCTATTGGGGTTCCTAATGGCTACACGAGTCATTAATACCTCCCGTAGTGGATCAAGAAGCGCGCATAGCTATTGGCTTCCCAAGAAATCACTGACCCCGACAGATTGACTGCGGGGTAGCCTTGATATAACGGGTCGCCGGACAAGCTGACGATCGTGAACCACACATCCCCGTCTTGCGGTGATCCTGGGACGGTGATGCTTCCTGCTTGACCGATAGTCGTGGTGAGCGTGCCGGTCAGCTTGGTCAAGCGGTCGCCCAGACTGACCCTCACTGCGCCGGTTGCCCGGTCACGGATGGTGAACTTAACCACGGGCATCTATCTCCAAAACAACGACACCTGTAGAGGTGTCCGTTACATGCCAATAGCCGGTGCCCTGCTCACTCTTGATGCCGCCGTTGAGGCTCACACTCTGCTGAACACCCGTGCGCCAATTGATGCTGTAGACCGGCTGCCCATTGACGGCAGCATCTGACGCAGTGACGTCCGCAAACTTGGCGCTGCCAATAGAGGCCGTCTTGATGAAGGCCGAGTTGATGTAGGTGACCCCGTCCTGAATCACGAACGGCACGCTGGTGGAGCCGTTGGCTTCGTTGAGCACTGCAACCCGCTGGGCGGCCAGCAGGATCTGGCTGGTGATCACGCCCTGGTTGTTTTCCACCCCGACGCCGATGCCGGCCATGTACGGCTTGCCGTCCACGGTCAGCTGGGTCTTGATCGTGTACATGGCCGCGAGAGCACTCTTGAGAGCCTCCACCTCGACCGATGCGCCGTCGTCGCTCTCGATCTTGTCCAGCAGCGCCTGTGAGAGCTGGGTTTCCGTGATCTGCTCCCGGAGATAGTCCAGGATCAGCGATGCATCCGAGCTGGCCTTGCCCTGCACGCCGGAGACCGTGGGATACCACGGCCCGGCCAAGCCGTTCTTGTCCACCAGCCGGGCCCAGAAGAAGAACGCGGCGCCGGCAGCCAGGCCCATCATCGTGTGCGTGTTCTGCGGGTAGGAGAAGTCGCCCAGCTTGATGGCCTGTGCCAGGTTGTTGCTCTGGCTGTACCAGAGCTCCGTGCGCTGGATGATGTTGCCCCCTTCAGGGAAGCCCCAGGACAGACCGATCCCGAACACCTGGCTCACGGCCGCCAGGTTGGTGACCGCCGGCGGCGCCGACAGAATGCCGGCCAGCACCGTGGGCGCAGATTGCGTCCAGGTGCTGGGCACCTCGATGGCGTTGACGGCACGCACGCGGGCCACATAGGTGCCCGCATAAGCGCCGTCGATCTCCAGGCCCGTGGTCGTGGTACGACCAGCGCGCACCCAGTCGCTGTCATTGCGGCGCCACTCCACCTCATAGAGCACCGCGGACTCTGCAGCCTCCCAGCGGATAGCGGCCGTCTGCGAGCTGATGCCCTGGCGCACCACGTTGAAGCTACTCAGCGTGACGCTGCCAGGCGCGGGCTGCACCTTGGGCGGAACCACCGTGATGGGACGCGGGTCCAGGCGGGTGCCATGGTCGATGGCAGAGAACTTGCCCGGCTCGTGCTGCACGGCCGTCACGTCAAACGTGATGCCCTCACCTTCGGTCACGCTCATGACCGTGTAGAGCTGGGTCTTGAGCGTGGGAGCCTCGAGCGCCCAGACCGACTGCGCACGCGGCGCGGCCGAGAACTGAGTTTCCACCTCCACAATCATGGTCGTGCCTGGCAGCGAGATCATGTCGGCTGTCAGCTCCGTGCTATCCACGGTATAGGTCGTGAGATCTACCGTGAGCAGCACGCCGTAGGCCTTGCTGACCTTGCGCGTCTCGGCCACGCCCGAGGGCAGGATCACTGTGAGCTCGTCGCCGTACTGGATACCCAGCTCGGCATCGATCTCGATGCTGGACCGGGTGGCGGTGCGGATGCGGCCACCGATCCGGCGACCGGCGCGCATGTTGTCGGCAATGCGAATGATCTGGCCAGGAGCACATAGAGTGCCATCGAGCCCGACCGAGAACGAGACCGATTGCGTCTCGCGCTTGGCCGTGAGCAAGGCCCACTGGCCCATGCGATAGGCCTGGGATTCGCTGGTGCAGCCAAAGGCCGATATCTCGGTCTGGCGCACGCCATAGCGAGCCACGCCTTCATCGTCCTGCACATAGACCAGCTTCTGGCGGGCCATGTCGCCCATGTCGTTGTACGACACCAGGGCCACGGTGCTGCGATCCTTGCGGCGGCTGCCCGAGTAGACAAAGCGGCCGTCGATCACATT